TATATCCGTTGTCGAGTTGTAAATCAAAGACTCAAGATCATCACCAACATCGTTATTTCTATTAACTATGTCATCAGCTGAATCCTCTATTTTCCATGAAAGTTGAGAGAAGTTTTTTATTCTTTCAAGTACTTCCTCTGGAGTATATTTCTTGTAGATAGCATCCGCTCCAAAGGCAACCTCGTAGATATCCTCTACGAAGTTGGTTATATCTTTGTAGCTATAGTCATTTAGTATGCTTTTCTTTTTTGTTTTTACAGTCATTATAGTGTCTCCCATTGTGAAGTTGATAATGCCTTAGAGACTTCAACCTCTCTAAGTTTATTAGTCTTATGTGAAGCATCGCCATTACCTACATGAGTAGCCCATGAGGTCATCGCATTGTAAACTGCCCACTTAGTGTGACCTAGTTTAGGTGTCTCCTTGTCATACTCTCTAAGCAATGACTCAAGCTGAGTATTGTTAAAGGGCATTGAAGTTTTAGATCGTGTAAATGTCTTACACAATACAGTTTTAAAGAAAGACTCAACGACATGGTCTTGTACTTTCTTGTCAGCATACATTTTGAATGTACCCTCTTGATCTTTAAAGTACTCGTAGCCATTGAGCATCTTTTGTTGGACACCCTCTATAGAAACATTAGAAGTATGCTTGAATCTAGAGGAGGTTGCCGTCATTGGTGTAGTACATCCATTCAAGCACCATAATCTCAAGCCGTCAGCTATAGATTGGAATGCCCAAGATTGATCGTAGCTATTAAAGAAATTAATTCTAAAGGCTATAATGTCGTCGACTTGTGGCTCAATGATCTGTTTATTGAATAAGAATGAACCCCTCATCTTAGCACCATTGTCGTAGACAGAAACCTTGTAGTCAATGTCGTCTGTATTAGTGTCAAACTTCTTACAAAGTTTCTCGACTCCTTGCTCAATCGTATCACAAACATGCTTATGAGATATAGGTTTGTACTTACTGCCGTGAATACCTAGTACATCTCCAGTATCAGTACGGACTAAGGCTCTAGCCATATCTGTAGGTACTTCATACATTAAAGGTCTACTATCCGTAAGAGGATCTTTAGGCAATGCACCAATAGGCATCATTTCAATAGGGAAATCATAGTGTGGGTCATTTGTTCTATTCAACATAGTATATATTCCTTTCGTTTAAGTACACTTGCTTTGCTTTGTGTACAGGGTTTAATGTTGCAGTATTTACAAAGCTACTGTACTTGTAAGGATTATAAGTAGCTTCATGAACTTCACCCCTAGGTACATCAGTTACCCAAGAGCCAACGACATGAGCATGAACATTCTTCCGTTGTTCTCTCAATACTCGTTGTCTTCCTTTATCAGATACTTTGAAGGTAGCATCACATAAAGAAATTCTTTTTACATGGTCAATGACTTTTCCGTATCTCTCTTTTTCTAGAGAGACGACAGAAAAACATTGCTTGTGTAGATTATAATAAACTTTAACTTTCATTAGCTTGTCCTTTATTAGTGTTTAGCATAAGCAACATTAGGTACAGAAGTATCCCAACAAGCACGGCAGTCGCCACACTCATACTTGTCTTTGTAAGATGCTCCACACTTAGTACCTACTGCACCAAGGCTATCTTCAGATGTAAAAACCGTTGTAGTCAATGGGGCATTCTCTAGTGGTGGAGTATCATTCATTGGTGCAGAGAATCTAAGAGCGACATTACTAGGTAATGATCTAGACCTTAGAATAGTCTTCCAATCTTTGTACTCCTTAGTAGGTATCCAATGCTTACAATGTGCCGTTTGTTCACAGATATCTAGAATATTATTAGCCATTCTAAGGTCTTGGATATCTCCAGAGTCAAACCACCTAAAGAACTTTTCTTTTTGTAATAACTCGATCATTACAGTAATAAATTCTTTAGACTGCATAAACTCTAGGGTCAATGACTGCTTTGCTTTGACATTAGGCATATGATAAAAACCTTTTCTAGCATAACAACCATCACAAACACTACCCTTGATCTTGGATAGTTTCTCGCCGTTTCTACAAAGCCAAGCAGATATAGATATACTTTTACAAGGCATCTTAGAAGTCTTAGATAATTTAAATGTCATGTTTACCACTCCTTGTTATATAGTTTATATAAAGGTTTTTCGACTAATAGAAATCTACCAACATTAGTAGGATGATCTTGCAATCCATAGGTAAATCTATCTTCTACTCTCCAACGATCAGTACCTATATAGACAGTTGCACAGTCATCGCTCCACCAATAATCATCATCTTCGTCTCTATATAAAACAACTGCCATTGTATATTTCTTAAACATATCAAGTTGCATAGGTTGTCTAGTGTAATTGTCATTATCACAATCTGTGAATGTTTCATTAAAATTATGTCTTAGTAGTTTCATTATAGTATCCTTTGTTAGTACCTAGAGAGATGAATATAACATCAAAGAAACAACTCTCTAGGTATGTATAAGTTATTATTATTAAACAGATAAAGTACCCAAAATTGTTGGTATCTTTACCCATTCTCATTGTCGCATGGTTTTCCAACAACCTCAACAAAAATGTTCCTAGGGACTTAGGGGCGACCTAAACCATTGAATATATTACATAATATACAAATACATGTCTAAGCATGTAGGTAGATATCACATGTAGGTAGTGTCTCTAGGTAATATCTCTAGGTAGTTATCCTATATTTTACTGTTAAATTAGAATAATTCTAAATTACGCATGACTCCTCTTCTGCGTATGATACTAATAATTAGTAACTAATAATTAGTTAACTAATATTTAATGTTAACTAATAGTTTCAAGAATTAGTCATTAACTATCATCATTAGAAGGCTGAAACCCGTTGTGACTGGGGCTTACAGAAGAAATTGTACTTATTTAAAAAAAAATGATATAATGATATTGTGTTCAATTTAAACAAAGGAGACGAAATGACACAATATAAAGTAAACAATAAGAAGCCTTTATTTACTAGCAAAGGTTGTTCAGTTTGGTTATGTCCAGTTAATGAAAATAAAGATATGGATTATAACCCAAATTGGAAAAATGGCGACATTGTCATTAGTGTTGCTATCCCTAAAGATAAGACAAAAAGTAACTACATGTATTTCAAGATTTTAAGTAAAGCCGAAAATGGTGGCTCTACTAAGTTATCTGGAATGACTAAGAAGCTTGTTGCTATTGTGGATACTTTTGGATCAATTAAGAGTTTGTCAGGTTTAACCTCTTGCCTAGCTTTTTGCAAGGAGCTTGAGGAGAGCAAGGAAGCAGTTTCTTCAATACTTTCCTTAGACTTAGCGAAACCAAAAGCTGGTGAAGCAGTTTTAACCCCTGAAACAGTTATTGATTATCTTAGAAATAACCCTGAGATCTTAGGATCATTGACTAAAAAGAAGGCTGGTTAATATGAGAAAAACTTTTGTTAATTCCTGCAACTTTGATGATGTAGACTGCGAAACAGTTAAAGCCTTTGTTGATAGAAACGAAGCTTATATTAATTCTCAAAGAGAATGGAAAATATATGGTAGTCGTCCAGATACTTTCCCAAAAAATAAAGTCCTAGAAGCTTAATCTAGGAAAATATATTTCCCTAGGAAGATTTAATTATTTTCCTAGGGATTTTTTTTGTTTTTTTTTTGCCCTCGCCTATCTCGGTGTCGTCCCTTCGGTCCTAACCACGTACGGCTCGGGGATTAATAATAGGTGAGCCTATCGGCTCTCTTAATATTTAAGGGGGGTATCGTTTCTTCTGATAGGGGGAGGAAAAACTGCCCGTCAAAGTATTAGTATATATTATATCTAGGTAACGTAAAATTATCACTTTTTTAAAAAGGGCCCCTTTGTTTTATTTCTAGGGTACCCATCTACTTACGAAAAACACCAATCATGAACTTGCCGTCTTTACCCGGTCGGACATCTCCATAATCACCACGAGTCTGACAATAGAACTCTAAGTCTGTAAACCCAGCATCATAACCAAAGTCGGAGAACTCATCGGGATCATAATGTTTAAAGTGAAACTCATTAACCGGTGGTTGTTTGTGAGGTCGTACCCATTCATTTGGTGAACTACAGATGAACGTGTTTGATTTCTCAGCGGCTAACTCAAATACTTTAGGAACAAGCTTTGGTGGTATGTGTTCGATAAACTCAAACGACACAACAGCATCGTAACTTTTCTTTAGTCGGTTCTTGTCAAGCTTAGTAAAGTCGGCAACGATGTAGTCAATACAAGGAGCCGTGAAGTTGTAGGCCTCTTGAAAAACTTCATAGGCTTCTGTTGATTTATCGATACAGTCAATCTGTGCATCCAAAAGATTGTGCATGACTACAGAGCCATAACCGATACCACATCCTATATCTAAAATATTCTTAGCACTCTTTATTGTTTTACAGGCAAAGTTATATCGATTTAAATGATCACCACGAATATTATTCGGATCCATAATTCTTTCTACCATTTTATTTCTCCACGATTACGGTGCATCCTTGTTTCCAAGAACGAGCTAAAGGTTTAACAATTCTGTTATATTTTTCACACCATTCAACTAAAGCTTTCCATTCGCCGTTTTGCCAATTAGGATAATGAGCAATCGGCGAGGTTAACAAATCATCAAACCGTAGTAACGTGCCGGCTACAATTTGATCATTCAGTTCATCAAAGATTGTTTTTGTAGAACTATACAAATCACAATCAATATTAATAAAAGAAATAGGACCATGATGGTCTTTCTTCCATCCGGGTATGGTTTCAGTAAACCATCCTTCATATAAATTTACATTCTTTCGTACACTCGGTAATTCTTTTAAACTAAAGAAACCTTTCTCAATAACTTTGTGACCCATAAACCATTGTTCAGGTAACCCATCAAAGCTATCAAATCCATGAAATGTAATTTGTGGTTTACGGTGAGCCATGTAGTTTATCGACTTACCTTCAAAGACACCAAACTCTAAATAGTATCCATTTTTATTTTGTACATTGTCTAAACAGAAATCATATTCCATGATTCTATGATCCAGAAGCACCATAGGAGCATATAAGAATTTACCTACATCCATTTTCCAATAATAAACAAAGACTTGCATCATGTCAATAAACCGTTTATATTTAATACACCGGTTGAATCTACCTAGTGACCTATGAAAACTAGGAATAGGCTTCGTCTCCTACGGCTAAGTGATCCCGGAACTCGAAAGGGGAAGCTTTTGTGGGTTATTACTTCCCCTTTCATTTTAAAACCACGGAGAATAGTCTATGACAAAACCAAAAACACATATTTTATATGGAAGAATGCCGGAAAGAGAATTAATTCGTAGATATGATTTAATACGATCAACTAGAAAGTATAAAGGCGGTCACGAACTTAATCAAATAGAAGAAGAATTAACACAAAGAAGGCTCAAAAGGCTTTCAAAAACCAACCCGGAGGAGTATAATAGACAAATGTTAGAAGAACCAACTAAAAAAGACAGAAAAATACCCCTATTTCGTGGATTGACAGCAATGCAAGAGAAATTTTGCATGGAATTTTCAGGACATGGTGATGAAGTAAAGGCATATACCGTTGCTGGCTACAACTTAGACTCTACAGAAGCAAGAACTAGGGCTAGAGCAAGGCATTTATTAAAAGATGAAAAGATTGCCGCAAGAATAAAAGAGTATCAAGAAGAAGCAATACGTAAAATCGTGTGGGATAAGAACAGAGTCTTAGAAAAACTTGCAGAAGTTCACCAAGCTTCTATGATTAAAGAAGATTATACCAATGCAAATAAATCTATGGAGCATATTGCTAAACATTTAGGCATGTTTGTAGATAAAGTTGAACAAACTGTTAAAACTACAGGATTTGAAACAGGTGACAAAAAGAAAGACATACAAAAACTAGCGGACCTTGCAGGTTTCGAATTAATTGACGGAGGTCGTAGAAAAAAAGAGAAAAATAATGGTTAGAAATTATAAAAAAGAGTATAAAAAATTTCAATCAAGTAAAAAATCAAAAGAGGATAGAGCCAGTCGTAACAAAATGAGACGTAGGTATCTAAAAAAAGGTAAAGTTACAAAGAACGACAAAAAAGATATTGATCATAAAGATGGTAACCCAAAAAACAACTCAAAAAAGAATCTACGAGTTGTAAAAAGATCGAATAACCGAGCTAAAAAATAATGCAGACCGTGATTAACGACGAACAGTTAAATATTTTAAGATATCATGCTTATTCTAATATTAAACAAAACTTTTTAAGCTTTGTAAAAGGCTTTGCTCCTAAATTAATTGCTGATTTTAAAATGGGTCGGCATATAGAAGTTATCAGTGATAAATTACAAGAAGTCAAAGAAGGTAAAGTAAAAAGACTCATGGTTTTTCTACCACCTCGTTCTTCTAAATCTGTTGTCTGCTCTAAATTATTTCCAGCTTGGTATTTAGGAAATAATCCACAACATGAAATCCTATCGGTATCACATAGTGATCAACTTGCCAGTGATTTTGGTCGTGGTGTACGAGATTTAGTTAGTGATCATACATATCAAGATATCTTTGATGTAAAATTAAGATCAGATGTTAGAGCCGCTGGTAAATGGCAAACTAATAAAAACGGTGTATATGTAGCAGCAGGTGTCCGTACACAGATTGCAGGTCGTGGTGCACATGTTGCTCTTTTAGATGACGTTATGTCAGAAGAAGATGCATTTAGTGAGGCAGGTCGTCGCTATATTAAAGAATGGTATCCAGCTGGTTTACGAACACGATTAATGCCGGGAGGATCGATTGTAATTATTAACACTCGATATCACGAAGACGATATTTGTGGATGGTTATTATCAAGTCAATCTAATATGAGAGATGATGATCCTATGAATTGGGAGGTCATAAATATTCCTGCATGGGTAAATGAAAAGAGTAGTAAATTATTAGGACTACCTGTTGGAGAATCTTATTTTCCTGAATGGAAACCAAAAGAGATATTACAAAACGACGAAGCAGAAATACGTAGGCATAATGGTTCACGATATTGGGAATCTTTATATATGCAAAACCCTGTTCCGGATGAGGGTGGTATTTTAAAGAAAGCTTGGTTTCAAATCTGGGAGGAAGACAGTCCTCCTAATTGTGATTTTATAATACAAACGATGGACACAGCATTTTCTACTCGTACAACCGCAGACTATAGTGTCATCCAAACATGGGGTATTTTTAACACAGTAGAAACCGATAGTGAGGGTATTGAAAGAAACATTGGTAATTTAATTTTATTAGGCAACACGAGAGGTCGTTTTGAATATCCAGAATTAAGAAGTAATGCTCAAGATTGTTTTGAAGAACATGATCCTGATTTAATTATTATCGAAAAGAAAGCAAGTGGACAATCTCTTATACAAGATTTAAGACGTGCAGGACTTCCTATTTTAGAATATACACCTGATCGTGATAAAGTAAGTCGAGCCTATGCAGCTTCTCCTTTATTAGAAGCCGGTAGAATTTGGTTACCTAAAAAACCGTGGGCACAGATGTTATTTGATGAAGCAATTAGTTTCCCAAATGCAGCACACGATGACCAAGTCGATACAATGGTCATGGCCATACATTATATGAAAGATTCTTGGCACTTGCAACATCCCCATGATCCGTATTATAGTGAAGATACGAATTATAAAAAGAATACAGCAACCTATTGGAAGGTAACAAAATAAAATGGCTATTGAAAAAAACCCTGATGATATTTCTACACCCTTAGATAAAGCAAAAGAAGCACTTGATACACAAAGTCAAAACTTGGGTGTTGAAGTAAAAATAGATGAAACTCAAGAAGAAGATTTAGCAGTTGATGTTGATCCGATTACAGGTGAAGTTGAAGTTGCTTTGAATGAAGACAGTGGAAAAGTATTAGCAAGTATTAGTGAAGATTTTTACACAAACTTAGCTGACTTAATGGAAGAAGAAGATTTAGAAGATATTGCTGCAACTATTTTAGATAATTATCAAAGTGACAAAGATTCAAGAGATGAGTGGGAACAGACATTTGAACGTGGGTTTGATTTACTAGGTCTGAAACTAGAGGAAACAACGGAACCTTTCGACGGTGCCTGCACAGCCACTCACCCTTTAATAATAGAAAATGCAGTTAAGTTTCAATCAAAAGCCAGTCAAGAACTCTTTCCAGCTAAAGGGCCTGTAAAAACTCAAATCATTGGTAATCCAACTCCTGAAAAAGAAGCACAAGCTAAACGTGTTAAAGACTTTATGAATTATCAAATTACAGATGATATGCCAGAGTATTTTGATGAGTTTGAAAAAATGCTCTTTCATTTACCTTTGATTGGTACAGCTGTTAAAAAAGTTTATTATGATGAAACATTAGGCAGACCAATATCAGAATTTATACCAATTGATCAATTCCAAGTTTCTAATTTAGTATCGGATCTAAGACGTGCAGACCGATATACTCATTTAATTTATCGTACAGAAAATGATCTTAAAAAAGAAATTAATGCAGGAATGTATCGAGATGTTGAATTAGGAGATCCAGAACAAACCAATAGAGGATCTATTACAACTAAAGCAGAACGAATCATGGGATTGTCTGCTTATGATGATAATCCCTATGACCCAAGCTATAGTTTATTAGAACAACATGTATATCTTGATTTACCCGAACCATTTAATAGTCCAAACGGAGAAGCTTGGCCGTATATCGTAACAGTTGAACAATCCAGTAGAAAAGTTTTAAGTATTAGACGTAATTGGAATGACGGAGATACACGTTATCTTAAACGTGAGCATTTCATTGCTTATAAGTTTGTACCGGGATTTGGCTTCTATGGTTTAGGCCTTATACATTTCTTAGGTAATTTAACGATGTCAGCTACGGCGGCAATGAGAGCCTTAGTTGATGCCGGTCAGTTTGCTAATTTACCCGGTGGTTTTAAAGCTAGGGGTGTAAGAGTTGTTGGAGATAATACTCCGATAATGCCGGGGGAGTTTCGAGATGTCGAAGCGACTGGTCTTGATTTGGGCAAATCCATAGTTCCTCTGCCCTATAAAGAACCATCGCAAGTTCTATATCAGATGTTAGGGTATGTAGCCACTGCTGGGCAGAAATTTGCTGACACGACTGACCAAGTTGTTGCCGACTCAACGAATTACGGTCCAGTTGGCACGACGTTAGCATTATTAGAAGCATCAGGTAAGTTTTTTTCAGCAATTCACAAAAGACTCCACAAGTCTCAAAGAGACGAGTTTAAAATATTAGCTAGGATTAACCATGAGTTTTTACCTACAAGTTATCCTTATGACATTATAGGGCAATCCGCTGAGATATTCAAGCAAGATTTTGATGGACGTATAGATGTGCTACCCGTTAGTGATCCGAACATACCATCTAATGCTCATAGATTGGCTCAAAGTCAAATGTTATTACAGCTTGCATCTCAATCTCCTCCGGGAACATTTAACATGCCAGAGGTAAATAAAGCAATTTTAAATGCAGCCAACATTGATAATCCAGATCGATTCTTAATACAACCGCAACAAGAAAAACAACAAGATCCGTTAGCTGATATTATGACAGCTTCTAAAGGTATGCCAATTAAAGCATTTCCGGGACAAGATCACGATGCTCATATTGCTGTTAAGACTGCTTATCTACAAGATCCATTAAACGGTGCAAATGAAGTTATGAAACTTGTACAACCAGTTCTTCTAGCCAACATACGTGAACATATGGTTTTAAGATTCCAAGAACAGATGGGTGGTATGATGAAAGCTAATGAAGGTCAAGTTGATCAAGGTGGTAGTTTGGGTATGATTATGGCTCAAAGTGCACAACAAATTTTACAAGCCAATCAACTTGCAGCTCAAGGTGGTTTAGATAGTATCGAACAACAAAACTTAAATATGCAAAAACAAGCTATGGAAAACAAAAGAGAAAAAGATAAAGTTGAACTTGCTCTTGCTGATAAAGAACTTCAATTAAAAGCAAAAGAAATTAATATTGATGCTATGGTTGAAGCTGCAAAATTAGAAGAGAAAAAAGAAGAAAACAATGAAAAGCTTAGTGCTAAAATTGTTTCTGATTTATTAAAATTAGTTGATAAACAAAAATTAGCAGAAGGTGGAGTTGCTTCAGCCGGAGCGATACCAACCCCTGCGGATCAATTTAAACAAGCAGCAGATGTTGCAGCTATGCCATCATCAATGACACCTCCAACAACACAACAAACTGTTATGCCTAAAAATTTCTTAGAACGAGCTTTTGAAGCTCAAGGCATTGATCCACAGAGATCAACAAGATTAAAAGAAGAACAGCCTGTTGTTTCCGCAGCTCCAATTGAACCTATAAATATTGCAGATTTACCAACTGATCCACAAACGACAGGATTAGAGCAAATACAAAAAGAATTAAATCAACAAACAACTGAAAGTGAAGCTATGGATAGAATATTAAATGATAAAGGTGCATTTACCCTTGAACAGGAAACAGGACCAAAGAGTAAAAAATTACATCATCCAACTATGACAAGTGGAGTAACAATTGGTGATGGTTATGATATGAAAGAAAAAACCACAGGTCAAATTATTACAGATTTAAAAAATGCAGGTGTAGCTGAAGATATGGCATTTAAAATTTCACAAGCAGCTGGACTAACAGGAAAAGAAGCTCAATCATTTGTAAAAAGTAATAATAATGTTTCTTTAAATGATGATCAAAAAAATAGATTATTTGCTATGAGTTTTGATAAATCAATTAAGAAAACAGAAGAAGATTTACGAAAGTTAGGTTATGATCCAAATATTTTATCTGATCGAACTCTTAATCTATTAACGGATTATACTTATAATGTTGGTTCAATTACAAAATTTCCAAAATTTACAAAAGCTTTAATTGAAGGAGATTTTGAAGAGGCAAGAAAACAATATGAAAGAAAATCTGGTGATAAATTTCTAACAAGAAGAAATAAGGCTACATTAGATGAAATTGCTAAAATTGAACAAGAAGCATCTTCTAGAATTGGTTAATGTATAATCCTTTAATTTCAGATCACGATGTTTCACTTCCAGACCCGGCCGTAGTTTTTGAAGGTAAACA